GCAATAAACATGACATCTATATCAGAATCTGAATAAAATTCATCAAAGTATTCAATAAATTTATTATATTCTGGTCTAAATATATTCATTAATGGATTATTTCTTTGAAGACAAGCACACATCAAACTTCCAGAAATAGCAATATTATATTTTTGAAAATCAAAATCCTCAAATAAATCATAATTAGAATCATCCATACAAAATAAATTCATCCTATACTTAAACTCTGATAAATTACATATCCCACCATTTTTATATGATGATATAGTATCAATATAATATTCTGGGATCCCACCAATATTATTCTCTGCAAATAATTCCTTATCCGATATTAATAATGGCATATATGGATTTTCTCTTGGATTTGTATGAATAAATGGTAAAACTGGTAATAATGATGCAGTATTAATATCAAATATAAACCTATCATTTGTTTTAACTTGGTCTTTTTTCATACATTCTTCTTGATAAAACATAAACCAGGAATAAGATAACAAATATTTAAATAACCAAAATAATGGTTTTAAATTAGGTAATATATTTTCTAATATATATTTATTATTAATCGCCAAATGAAAATATTCCCTACTTATCATTGAATTCATAAATAATAATATTTTATTCTTATCATTTAAAATATCAAATAATTTATTATAATTATCAAAACTAAAATCAATTTTATTAACTAATTTAAAAGTAGTTAATGCACTAATATCAATATATTTATCTTTACTCATATCTTGTAAATAATCTTCACTATTAACAATCATATCTGATTTGAATAAATGTTGAATATTATCCGCAACTTGTTTATTTGTTAATCGAATAATATCAAAAAATACTCGTCTCTTTTTATATATATCATTAAATGTCATATTACAATTAGTAGAATCACACCAATAATTTGATTCTTTCATATCATTAATATTATTTGTTAATTCAAAAGTCATCAAACTTTCTTTTGATTCAAAATATTGTTTAATTAATAACATTTTATATATTTGTTCGATAGTTGTATCTATTTCGAACTCTTTCAGATATGAACTTAAATCTATATAATTAATATTTAATATTGGTAATACAATATTTTTATCTTCTAATTTATAATCAAAAATATTAAACTGTTTTAAATATAAATCAGATAATATAACAACATTATTAAAAAACCTTTGATTTTTTAATAATACTAAAATTGATACTTTATAAATAATTAACTCTTTCAAAACTATATCATAAATTTTTTCTTCTACATCTAAATTATAAAATTCTGATGGGATTGGGTTTTTATTTTTTTTAACAAGAACATAAACATATTTATAATATTTATCAATATTATAGATTGTTAAATCTATTAAAGTGTCATCAACTAAATATTGTAATTTAGAATTACTAATTAATTTATTTTCTATAATACTCATTGTTATTTAATTGATTTATAATTAATTAAATAATAAATCAATTTTTTATATTAACCTTTTATTTTAATTGATGATTCATCTATATCATGATTTAATAAGTATTCATACATATAATCTGTGTGGTCCCCTTGTAATTGTATAACTTTAATCATTATATCATTATTATTATATTCTTTCAAAGAACCATTACATCCGTTTTTTTTCTTAATGGTTTTAATATGTTCTTTTAACTCAGAATCTGATAAATTCCAACCTGATATAAATGTATTTCTTTTACGTCCATTTACTTCAACCCAGATTTCAATTAATGAAATTTTATTATTTAATTCATTACTAAACTCTTCTTCAAATGGATTCATTATTATTAATAATATATATTTTTTTATATATCTTTTATAAATCCTTATACTTATTATAAAAAACTAATAATTTATTTATTTTATTTATTATTTTAAATTTAATAAAACCATGTTTATTCACTAAAAAATTTAATAATTCATCTATATCTGGTTTCTTTAATTTTAAATCATCATTATTAACATTAGAATGGACTGATGATTTAAAATATTCTTTAGCTGTTATATATTCATAATCATTTGGTATATTATATCCTAATAATTTAAATTCTTTTAAAGTATCTTCTATATTTTTATGTTTAATATATATTTCATATATTTTTGTAGATTGAATATTATTTATATGAATACAATAATCACACCCAAATAATATACATAATTCAATAAATTGTTCGTGATTTAATTGTAAATTATTTAATATATCATTTAAATTTATTTCAATAGACTGTTTTTTATTTGATAATAAATTCCTAATTATTTTTGTTGAACCAAATGTTAATATATCCATATCTTCTGTTAATACAGCATATACTAAATTATTTTTACATAAATATGATAACTCTGAATCTGCTTCTTCTGGTGCATTAATAAATGGAATACCCATTAATGTTAATAACTCACGACATTGATTCATTTGATATTGTGATATATAAACACATTTTTTAAAACATCTTATTTTATCTTCTTCTGTTTTTGCATATTCTAATTTTAATAAAGCTTTATTTTTAATTTTTCTCCTGGTATCTAATATATTTCTTTTTAATAATGGTGGTTTCCCATCAAATACAAATATTGGTATTATATCCATATCTATTAAATTAATGGTTTTATTAAATAGACCTAATAAATGTGATGTCATTTCTCCTTTATTATTTGTCAAATCAGCCCCAGAATTACGAATAGAAATAACAACTTGATAAATTAATATAGATATATCAATTGCTACTTTTTTCCCTTGATATTCATTTATATTAATATCTTTAATAATATTATTTTGATATGATAAAAATTTCAATAAATTTTTAATTCCCATTTAGGATATTATATATTAATAATAAATCTTTAATATAAAATTATATTTTCTCTATAATCCACCATGTATAACAATTACATAAACTATATTTTGAATCAATTTTACATTTATCTATTACTTTCCATCCATATCTTTCTAAATATAATAATAACTTATCTTCAGAAATATAATCTTCTATTTTAACCTCATCATGAGCCCATTCAAATTTATAAATAACTTTATCATTATCAATTTTTAAAAAAGAATTTGATTCGACCCATTCATTATTAGATACTAAATTAAAAATAAATTTAGACCCAGATAGAACAACATTATTTAATTGAGTCCAGAATGAATCAGAAAAAAAATGCATTAATGAAAAATTAGCAATTATATACTCATATTTAATATTTGGTAATTTTTTAACCCATTGATTTGTTATATCATTCCAGTCATTTTTTAAATCTGATTTATTAAATAAATAAACATCCTGATTTTCATCATGATATTTTAAACATTTTGCAAGAACTGAAATATCAATATCTAATCCTAAATATAAATTTGGATTATATTTTTTACATAATGGAACTAATTTCCCTTTACCACAACCTAAATCTAACCAATTTTTATTTTGTTTAGGTTCAATCTTATTTATATAGTTTATTAAAATATTATGTGTAAATTTAAACATAGAAATAAATGATTTAGATATATTTTTATTAAAATTATCATAATAATATAATTGTTTATTATTTGTTATATCATTGTGCCAATTATATTTTAATATATTTATAATATTATCTATAATTATAAAAGTATTTGGTTTTGTTTTATCATAACGAAATTCACCAAGAATAAATTTTTTATCATTTAAATCTGGATAACATCTATATATTTTATTGTTTTTTTTAATAATATTATCATTTTTTATAGTGATTAATTCAGAAATATTATTATTATTCCTATCAAACCACATATCATTATTATATAAAACATCTATACTTGTTAATGATAATGGTTTAATTTTAATTTCTCTGAAACCATCTATTGGTGTTAATATTAATCCATCACAATTATATAAATCATAATAACATATTTTTTTACAAATTGGTTTTTCTAAAATAATATTATTTATCAATTCATTATTTAAATTTTTATTATTAACTATACATGAAAACTTTGGATACCATTTAATATCATGTTTCTTATTTTCATTCATGAAAAATTTAATATTTTCTCTTTCTTCTTCTAATATATTCATGAAATCATTTAAATTATTGATTTGTTTTATTTCATCATTATCAAATAATATATGATTATTTCTTAAAATATTATATCTTTCAATAATTGTAGTATTTGGGATATCAATATCAAATACTAAATATAAATTTAATTCTTCTATATATTCTGCTTTGACTTGATAATTATTAATAATATCATTATTTGGATATATATTAAATGGTAAATTATTAATTAAAATTCCATCTACTTTTTCTTTTAATAAATAATTTTCATATATATTAATTTCACCAGGTAATAAATGTCTTGGAGGGAGGTTTGTAAATTTTTGTTTTTCTAATTGATATTTCATTGAACCATATTTTAATATTGGTTTATTATTAGGTTCAAAAGTTTCTATTTCTTTTAACATATCATATTTTTTAATATAATTATTTTGTATATTTGTTTTAAACCGTTTTTTTGTTATTACTCTTAGTCTATGTAGGAAATTATTTATAATGATTAAAGAATTATAACATTCTATACTAATATCATATTTTGAAACTATAAAAAACTTTGTATAAAATAATAATTTAATATCATATATAAATACAGAATTTTTATAAATAAATGTATTACTATTATATAAATATTTAGTAATTAAATTATTATCAGTTAATAATCGCATGATATAACTTATAATATTAATATTTTGATTTATTAATATTGCATAATTATATTTTTCAATTAAACATTTATAATTATTAATTATTATCTTTGATATTATTGATTTATCATAATCAAATGTTTTTAAAAAATCATATGCAGATGGGTTAGATAATAAAAATAATATGAATAATGTATTTTTTTCTTCTTTAGTTTTTAATAGATCTATTAATTTTTCTAAATAACTATAATTATGACTGGTCATAATATTATTATTTAATGATATTAAATTTATAAAAGTATATGATGTTTTATAGTAATATTTATGTAAAGTATATATAATTTTTAAATCTTTAAATTTATTACACATGTATTCAAGATGAGTATATAATTTTAATTTTGTTGATAATAATTTAATTCTTTTTAATATAAATTTACTTGGTATAGTCGATGTTGATAAGTTCCTAATTAACTCTTTAATATATAAATTATGTTGAAAATATACAATATTATAATTTGTTATTTTCCCAAATAAAAATTTAAATATTCTATCATCTGGATTTGTAATAGAATCGAGTAATAATAATTTAATTTTATCCGTCTCAATATTTTTGAATTTATTAAACCAATACATAAATGTCATTAAGGTTCCATGTCTCGAAGCACATATAATATGTTCATTAATTATTATTATATTATTAAAAATTAAATATTTATTTAATTGATTATGTGATAATACTGGTTCAATTTTATACAATAATATTTGACCTTTATTTAACATTGTTAATTTAGTTAATAATAATTTTATAAATTTAATAATTTTAGCATCACCGTTAATATTATCAATAAACATATAATATATTAATAATAATGTATCAACAATATATTCAAATAAATGATAATAATCATTCAATTTATAATTTTTTGTAATAATTATATTATTATCAATATTATGAGGCATATATCCATTATTAATATTATTAGTTAATAAAATTAATATTGATAATATATCATCAACCGTATAAAAAGTTAAATCCATTTTGATTTTATTTTCATTCAAATAAGTTAATAAAATGTTATTTACTATTATATTTATATTATCCATTATAAATATAATAATTTATTATTTTAAATCTTGTTTCAATTTTAAATATTTGAATTTATATTTTAAATATTTTCTTTCATCATTTTGACATAAATCAGCTTGACAAACTTTAATTACTTCTGCATACATATCATTAATTGCTTCAAGATATTCTCTGATAGCACACATATTTAAAAATTCTTTAACAGTTGCTAAACCTCTGAATTCAATATGTATATATTTATATTCATCTACATAAACATTTAAAAAATTATCTTTATTATTAAAATTATTAATTTTAAGATATAATTTATAAATTGTTGAAATATCATCAAATTTTGCATCTTTAATTAAAGATAATATATCTTTTTTAATAGCCTCCATTAAATCTAATTGGTCTATAGAGTTCATCTGACTGTATGCTGAACCATATAAACTTAATTGATATGGAAATGTTTTTATAAAAAAATCTTGATATTGGTTTAACCATAATATTATTAAATTAACTAAAAATAATAAACCATATAAATTAATTAAAATGTTATCATTACTTATATGAAAATGTATTCCACATGATTCAACACAGGCTCCGAATGGATTATTTAGATAATGATTAATATTATCAATATCATTAGTTAAATCATCAATTTCATTAAATTTCTTGAAACCTTTTAATATATATTCTCTTATATGATATGATTCATCCTCAGGACACTTTATTGATGTATCTATATTTAAATTAAAATGTGCTAAACTTTCTTCTAATTTTTTATTTACACAACCTTCAATTTCAACACCAATATTATTTAATAATGGTTTATTAAAATAATTA